TCGTGGCAGCATGGGTCGAGCTGCGCGCCGGCATCGAAAAGGGACAAGGCCTCGTGCGCGAGATCGCGCTTCTAAAAGCGGAAGTTGCCCTGGCGCCGTCGGCAGAGCGCGCCGCGCCGGCGAAGCCAGAGGCGCAGAGCGACGCGAAAGAGATCGATCGCTGCGACATGTCCGGCGGCGTGCCGGTCATGGGCGAGACCTGGCGCGTGGTCTGCCTGAAACCGGACGCGGTGCAGTGGAGGAGCCTTTACAGGAGCGCCGAATGAACGCGCTCGTGGTGCTCGCGATTTCTCTTCCCGCATCCGTGACGGCCATCGCCCTTGCGTCATTGGGGTTTGCGAAGAAGATCGCCGTCCTCGAGCAGGACGAGGATCGCTGTGACGCCATCAATCCTGGCAAAAAAGGCGTAAGGCGCTGCGTTTACCAAAGCGGCCACTCGGGCGCCCATCATTGTCCAGAGGACAAGTACTACTACGCGAGTTATTGGCGCGGCGGCGACTACGAGGACACGGAATGAGCCCGGCCCTCGCTCCGCCGTGGTGCATCTTTGCTGACGAGGGGAAGTCGGTTGCCGTGATCCGGGCGGGGCGCCCGGGCGAGGTAGCGGACGTGAGGTTCGTGCCGGATGACGTCGTGGCGCGGCTCGTCAGTCACGCGAATCACTGGCCAGCGTTCGCGGGGCTAGTCGCTGAGGAGCTACGAGCGCTAAACGAGGTGCACCGGATGGCGAAAGAAATCGCCCGGGTGCCCTCGATGTTCGATGACCCGGCCGTGCGCGAGCTGCTAAGCGAACACGTCATGCCCGGACTCTTTGCAGAAAAGGAAAACCCGCACATGAGCGATCCTGTGAACCATCCCAAACACTACAGCGTGCATCCGAGCGGCATCGAGGCGATCGAGATCTGCGAGCACTTCTCGTTTACGGTTGGCAATGCCATTAAGTATCTGTGGCGGGCTGGCCAAAAGGGGAATGCGCTAGAGGACATCAAGAAAGCGCTCTGGTATCTCGAGCGCGCAGTGAAGGCTGGTGATGGGTACGCAATATCAGAGTCGCTCGCCTGGAAGATCGCCATGGTCGTCGCTGCGGAGCCCGACTCGGCGCTCGGACGTGCGCTGATGCGCCTGGTGGGGGCAGCAGCAGAGGAGGTGCGCCGGCCGCGGAAAACAGCACTTGCGCTCGAGGTGCTCGCCCAAGAACTCAAGAAGACTATTGAGAGCGCGGCGACATGACCTACAGCGCAAAGATCCTGTGCGACTCTGTGTCGTCGGCTTACAACTTTCGGCTCACCACGTTCGAGGTCTGCATGCCTCGCATCGTTCTGGCCGAGTGGAACACGCATCGCTGGTTCTCTAGGAACTCGGCGAGCTCGCGTGCGATCCCAGTGAAGAAGATGATCGAGCGAGTAATGACAGAGCCCTACATCCCGAGCACATGGGGCCAAAACCAAAAAGGCATGCAGGCCGGCGAGGAAGTGCCGCTAGAGCTTCGCGCCGCGAGCGAAAAGGAGTGGCTTCTCGCCCGAGACGATGCCGTGCGGCACGCGGAGCGCCTGCTCGAGCACGGCATCCACAAGCAGATCACGAATCGGTTGCTCGAACCGTTCATGTGGCACGTTTGCATCGTGTCGGCGACGGAGTGGTCGAACTTCGAAAACCTTCGCGATAACCCGGCGGCGCACCCAGACATTCAAAAACCGGCCCGCATGATCCGTGAGCTTCGCGCCGCAAGCGAGCCTACGCGCGTCGCGCCTCACGAATGGCACCTGCCGTTCTGGGGGGACAAAACAGCCGAGCCGCTTCCGATGTACGACGCGGTGCGCGCCGTGATTGGCCGATGCGCGCGCGTGTCGTACCTGACGCATGACGGTCGAGCGGATCTTCAGGAAGACATCGGACTCTTCGAGCGGCTCATCGAGCCCGGACACATGAGCCCACTCGAGCACGCTGCTCGCGTCATGGATTACGACGAGCTTCAGATGTTCGCGCAGAAGGAGTACCGCTATAACCGCGCCGAGAACAGCATCGGTGGCTACTGGGAGCCGACGGGCCGCACGCGGCACTTCCTCGGAAACTTCGAGGGGTGGGTGCAGTTCAGAAAGCTCGTGCCGGGCGAAGAGGACATCCTGGCGTTTCGTCGCGAGGAGTGGAGATGACAACCGGAGTGGTCGAAGAGGTGACGCCGGAAGCGAAGCCGGTCTATCTGGAAACGGCGCTCGAGGTCGTCGTGCTCCGCTGGCCGGTGAAGGAACGCGAGACTGATCCGGAGACAGGACGCGCCAAGCGGTCGCCCTCGTCCTACATCCGGACGAAGGTGCCGCTCGAAGAGAAGACCGTCGTCGTGGACAGGTTCCTGTCAAGGTCGCGCGCGGACGTCTACTTCGGAATCGGCGGCCGCCGGGAGTTCAGCATCCGGACCGGTCGCTGCATCGGTCTCGCCGACTGGGTGCTCGACAAGGACTCGCTCACGGCCCTCCGGAAGATCTCGCGCGCCCTCTTCGGCAAACCGGAAAAGCCCTCAGTCGTCTCCCCTGCCCCTCCCGCGAACGAAGTCACCTGAGGAGATGCGAGCCCAAGAGGTAAAGGAGCAGCGCCACGACGCCGAGCACGAGCGCGATGACGCTGTTGTAGGATTTTCCGCCCATGGCGAGCGCGAGGAGGATGACAGCGATGCACAGCAGAACGAATGCGAGGTGCATCGAGTTAGTGTAACATGTGGGCGATGGCCGACAGCGACGAGTTCGAGGCTGCGCTTCTCGCTATTGCTCGGATGGAGGGGAAAAGCGTCGCCGAGGTCAAGCTCGAGATGTTGAAAGAGCGACTCGGCGGCGTCGGCCGCCGCGAGCCCCCTCCGCCCGTCCGTGGGGTGGCCATCTCGAGGCACGAGCTCGGTGACGCGAGCGCGCCCCTCGCTCGCTCACGGCGGGACGCCATGGTCGCGCATAACGCCCTCGAGTTCCCCGGGACGCCCGTCGTGCGGCACAAGCTCGACCACGGGAACGAAACGCCGGAGGAGGCCATGGAGCGCTGGTACGAGGAGGAAACGGAGCTCCCCGACGGCGTGCACGGGCTCGGCGGCCAGAGCGCGGGCGGGATTTTTGGCGACGGCCCCATCGCGACGAGCATCTACGACCCCATGGCGATGGGCCGCGCCGAGGCCCGTGTGTCGCAGGCCACGAACGTCCGGATGATGCAAGTGCTGGATAAATTAGAGCGAAAGCTCGACGACCAGGAGCGTGCCCGGCTCGAGGGCGCCCAGTCCGGAAAACGTCTAACGCGCGGAAAACGCTAGGAATAGGGGTGGGGTTTTCGCGTGACACGTTTCACTCATGGCCAGGGCTAAGCGCTCGAAGTCCGAGAGGCACGAGGCGAGCCTTAGGTCGGAGCCTGAGTACCGCGAGTGTTCGTGGTGTGAAAAGTGGCATCCGAAGGAAGAGTTCGCCCTGTGCGCGAAGCACGGCCGACAACGATACTGCCGTAGCTGTCACGCTGCGGCCATGCGTGCTTCAAGGGCGCGCCGGCCACAGCGGGACACCGAGCGGTACCGCGCCGATCCGGAGTTCCGAAAGAAAGTACGCGCCAGACGGCGTGTCTATATGCGGCGAGTCCGGGGCACATTGCCGAGTCAGGTCTGCGAGCGCTGTGGAGAGCCAATCGCGCAGACGCACCATGATGACTACGACCGGCCCACCAAGATCCGCTGGCTCTGTGGAAAGTGCCACGGGGCCGAGCACTATCCCGAGGCGCAGCCGGAGCACAAGGCCGCCGTCGCCAACCGATTGGCGGAGCTCGCAAGAAAATATGCTGGGCGACGCTCCTAGTTTTCGACAAGATCGGGCCCATGCGTACTCCGGTTAGGGCGGCAGGAAGCCTGGTGCTCGCCGAAACGACCGGTCGGGCGCTCCTTCTCGAGCGATCGGACGGGTCCGGTTGGAGTCACCCGGGGGGCTACGCGGAGCCCGGCGAAACGCCGGAGCAGACGGCGATCCGGGAGCTCGAGGAGGAAACGGGCTTCCCGCCCGTGCTGACGGACTGCCTCGCGATGTTTTCGATCGGTTCGGACGGCCGGGGCCTCGTGGTTCTATGCGAGGGTGAGACGGCGTCGTTCGTTTACGACCTTTTCGTGGTTACGGTGCGCGAGGAATTCGAGCCCGTCCTAAACGCCGAGCATCGGCGGTGGATGTGGGCGGAAACCGACGACATAGGCCCACATTTGCATCCCGGCTGCGCGGTCGCACTCGCGCACGTCCGAAAACTTGGAGGATTCTGATGACGCTCTCGACAGGTCTCGAATTGGTAGTCGCCTCGCTCGTTTTCGTGCTCTGGCACGTAAACTCCGCCCGGGCGGACTGGAAAGAGAAGCTTCTCGCGGAGCGGAAGCGGCACGACGCGATCCTCGTAGATCTCGAAGCTCTCAAAATCGGCCAAGTGAACCTGCGAAAGGTCGCGGACTTTCAGCAGCGGAGGGCCGACGAATTCTTCAGTATTATCCAGGGCATAGAAACCGAGCGGGACACATGGAGGCGTTTTTTCGAAAAAAGCTCCCACCATGCCGGCGTCGCCCAGGCCTGGCTCCTTCGTGAGCTCGCGGAGGCTGTCCAGCGGGCCAATGCCTACGCCGGAGCCCTTCGAAAACTGGGTCACCAAGCTCGGGACATCGACGTGAACCCCGCGCTCAAAGAAGTCGTCGAGGAATTTGGCCTAATTCAGGCGAAATCGAAGGAAATCGAGCACGCGGTTGGGCTCACAGGTGTGCAGGCGGTCGAAAGTGGGGGCGCAGCCCCTGTGGATAACTCACGGGCCTAACATGGCCCACTGTCCAGCATTCGGTCTATAGCCGGGTACATACCTTGCCCCGGGCGCGGTCGATGTTTATTCTCCCCGGCACATGTCCGACGAAGACGAGGGCGCGAAAGACGCGGCCCTGCCAGAGGATTGCGTCATTACCGATACGGGCGACGGCGAGGACGATGGCTTTCACCCGTTCGACGAGGTGGAGGACGCCTACCAGCCGGCGCCCGCGATGCGGGTCATGGAAAATGGCCTCCCTCGCACCGTCGATCAAACAACGGCGAGCGACATCCCGGCGCTATCGGAGGCCTCGCTCATCTGTCTCGGTGACTATTCGCGGTTTGTGATCCGCAATCGTTGGCGTGACGAGATCGCGTCGTTCGAGCGAGCGGAAGTCGATCGCGCGCCGAGTGGCATATGGCGCGCGAAGCTCGAGCTCGTGGCGGCGAAGATGAATTCAAACGAAAAGCTTTCGGCCGAGTTCTTGGAAGGTGAGGCGAGGGGGAAGCTTTACGATGCCGGCGTGCGCTCGGACAATGACTGGGTCGAGGTCGAGCCCGTGCGCCCTCCGTGCCGGCACTACGTGATGCAGAAAACGCAGTTCAAGTACAACGCGCAGGCGGAGTACTTCCCGAGGCTCTGCGCCGCGCGCCGCACGACGGAGGGGACGTTCATGACGGTGGGCGAGACCGGCATGTGGGCGTGCTCGATGCGAGAGCCGCGCCATCTCGAGAGCGAAGCAGAGCTCGAGGCGTTCGATCGCAAGAAAATGGAACAAGGACGAACGCGCCAGCATCTTCCGCTCTTCGGCGGAGGCATCGGCATCTTCGATAGCAGAGAGACGCCACAAGTCCCGAAAGGATAGCGATGACCCAAGCGATTCAGCCTTTGATGCCCGACGACGACGGCGGAGAAGCGGACACTGCGGAAGAGTTTCAAGCGCACTTTATCGACGCGGGCGATGCGCGCGCGAGGTTCGAGGAGCTTGCGAAAGTGCAAGACGCTCAGAAGCGTCCCGAGCTTGCCGCGCTCTATCGGGAGATCGGCGGGACCGTGATCTCGCTTCTGGCGGACGTCATCGCGAGCACGGGCGGCGCGCTCGAAGCGCTCGAAGAGGACGTCGACGCCGTGCAGAACGAAGACGGCGAGGCGACGGAGTCGGTGCTCCTTCCGAAGGACGCCGCCGAGTACGTGCAGTACTTCGAGCAGGTGATGCGCCTGCTCGACGGGCTCGACGGGATCGTGCCCGCTGGTCCCTCGGGCGACGATCAGCGAAAGATTTTTGGAGCGCTCCGCCGCATGACGAACGATCGGCTGGAGTTCACGAAGGCCATCACCGCCGAAGAGGCGCCGGGCGCACCGGACGACGACGCTGACGACCCTGACGACGAAGACGAATGACGGACACGGCGGAGACAGCGGAGCAGCCGCTCCGTCAGCTCGACCGGGAGCTTGCGGCGGAGGCGAAGCGCCTTGGCATCGCGTACCAGGTCTATCTCGAGATGACGCCGAGGGAGCGGTCGGCGAAGAAGATGAGCCATGCGCACAAGATCCGCGCCGAGGCAAAACGGCGCGGGATCGACGCCGATGAATTTCTCGCCCTCGATGATGCCGGTCGCGACCGCGTGCGTCAGGACTACCCTGAGAGGCCCAAGAAGCCCAAGGCAAGCGAGACGCTCCCGAGCCCAGCGAACGAACCCGCTAGCTACATCGACGAGGGCCTCACAGACGGAGATGACGAGGACGAAGAGACGGAGACGTTCTCGCCTCATGGGGCGGTGCCGGCGACGGAAGCGGATCCGGCGATGCGCCAGAAACCAACGCTTGGAGAAGTAACGCCGACGGAAAACGAAGACAGGGTCGGCCGCGCTCCGCCGAAAAATCTTCTTGATGTGTATCGGAACTACACGATCGGCGACGGGCAGCACTTCATTCGGGTCGAGCGGCTCGAGCCGCGCGTCTACCAACAAATCCGCTGCAACGGTCACCTAGGCGAAATCCGAGAACCCATCAGCGAAGATCACTTCCGCCTCGCCTACGGCGGCAGCATCTACGAGCTCACGGTCTACGGTCCCGACCCGAAGGGCCGGAAAGATCCAATCACGGGCCTGCCGATGATCAAGCGGAAGACCGAGCCCTTCCGTTACACCGTGCCCCGGTATCCCCCGAACCTCATGATGATGCCCGGCATGAGCCCTTCGGCGAGACAAGCTTCCCAAGGAGAATCACCGATGACCCAGTCCTTCATGTTCCCGCAGCCGGGGCTTCCCATGACGACCGCGGATGCGGCGGCGCAAAAAAGCACGCTCGACTTTTTGGGCCAAATGATCAAGCGCTCCGACGAGCGGATCGACCGCGCGCAGCAGCAGAACGCGAACGGCCATGGCGCCGACGTCTTGAAGGTAGTGAGCGATGCGAGCAAGAGCGCCATCGAGCAAGCGAACGCCGCCGCCAACGCGCGCGAGACTTCGCTCCTCTCGCAGCTCGCGGACGAACGCGAGGGCAGGCGCCGTATCGAGACCGAGCTCGCGGACGTCCGCCGTCAAATCGCCGATAACCGAGGCGGCTCGATGAAGGAGGCGACGGAGTTCATAAAGGAAGTGAACCCTGCGCGCACCGTGCAAGAGCAAATCGGGAGCATCAAGGCTCAGCACGCGGACGAGCTCGCCAGGCTCAATCAGTCGCACAAGGACGTCTCGGCGGCTCTCAAGGAGCGACACGATGACGAGCTCCGCCGAAATCGCGAGCGCATGGACGAGCTCGAGCGAAGCTACAAGCTCCGGTTAGAAGACGCCGAGCGACGGATGAAAGAGCGCGACGAGGAAGCGAGCCGGCGCGCGGCCGATCGCGAGCGCGAGCACCGAGATCAAGTCGAGCAAATCCGCCGCGAGGAAAAACAGCGCGCCGACGAGCGCCTCGGGCAGCTCGAGCAGCAGTACAAAGACCGCGTCGCCGATCTCAAGGACCGCCACGCGGGAGAGCTCCGGATGCAAACCGAGCAACACTCGACGCGGCTCGAGACGCAAAAGAGCACGCTCGACTATCAGCTCACGAGTACGAAGGAGCGCCTGAAGCGCGCCGAAGAAGAGCGCGACGAAGCTCGAGAAGAGGCCGAGCGAGCGAAAAACCCAGTCGAGGTCCTCGAGCAGGCGAAGGCGCAAGCCGAGGCCCTGGGCTACGAGAAGGCCGACGACAACGGTCCGAAGACGGCGGGGGAGCGCTTTGCGGCGACTGCCGGCGTCGGCCTCGCAAAAGCGCTCGAGACGATGGGCGACTGGCTGCCGAAGCTCGGCGAATCCTTGGCGCAGGCGAGGAGCGGAGTGCCGCTCGGCGGGCCTCCGGGGGCTCCACAGCGAGCGCTCGGGCAAGCGCCTGGCGCGCCAGGCCGGCCGCGCCGCCCGAACCCACGCACCGTCGCCTGGGCGACCGAAAATTCGATCCCGATCACCGGCGCGCAGCCCATCGAGCCGCCGCGGCGCGCGGAGAGGCCCGAGCCAGCGCCCGCTCCCACTCCCGCGGAGCCTCCGCCGGCAGCGGCCGCGCCCGGACCGCCAGGGCCCGCGACGGCAGTCCCCGAGTCGATGGCTCATCAGCCCGCTCCGGCCGAGGCGGCTCCTCCCGCGGCGCCCGCGCCGCCCACGAACCCCCTCCTTCAGATGTTCCCGCCGGAAGCGGCGATGCAGTTCAAGAACGAAATCGAGCGCTCGATCACGGCCGGCATGGATGCGGAGACCTTCGCAAAGGGCATGATGAGGGAGGTGCCGGACGCGGCGCGAGCGATGGTAAGCTACGCGAGGCCAGAGCATCTTGCGGAAGCCGTGCGGTCGATGCCCAATTCACTCGAGAGTCCGATCCTCCGCCGCGACGGCAAGCGTTGGGTGGAAGATCTCTGGAAACACCTCGCCCTGCTGGCGAAAGAGCCCGCTCAGGCCGCGTCATAACGGAGTAACCCATGAAGCCCACCATCGCTATCTTGAATCGTTCGACCGTCCTCGCCGACGCCGCGTTTCCGCCCGTCATCGCGGCCCTTCAAAAGCAAGTGAGCGGCGACTTCGCGCCGTACTGGGGGAAGGATGCAGATCTCGCATTCGTGAGCAAGGCTTCCCAGCCGCCTCCGGGCTCTTGGCAAGTCGTCGTCGCCGACACCGTCGCCGTAGCGGGCGCGCTCGGCTACCACGATTTCACGGCGCAAGGCATGCCGCTCGGCAAGGTCGGAGCGCAGACCACCATGCAGTACGGCGGCGCGTGGTCGGTGACGCTCGGACACGAAGTGCTCGAGATGTTGGGGGACCCCGACATCATCCGCGCCGCGTTCGTGCAAGCGCGGGCGTTCACGGCGATGATCTTCGCGTACGAAGCGTGCGACGCGGTCGAAGACGATTCGCTCGCCTACGACATCGACGGCGTCAAGATGACGGACTTCGTCACTCAGGAGTGGTTCGAGCCCGGGAGAACCGGCGTGCCGTTCTCATTTCGAAAGTCAGTCACGAAACCGCTCTCGCTCGCGCCCGGCGGCTACATCTCGGTCTATCGCGTGGGGATGGGACGCTGGACGCAGATCACTGCGCGCCGAAACGGACAGCTGCCTGGCGCGGCAACGCTGGGCGTCCTTCATGACGAGTCGCTCCTCGATTTCGATCTCGAGCACGTGGCTTCCGGCGCGACCAGCTACTCGAAGATCCCCGCCGTCGGTAGCCGCCGCGAGCGCCGAAACCGCCCGCGGCACGAGTGGTTCGTGAGCGCGCCCGTGTACGTGCCCGTGTCTCACGGGGGCGCATAGGTGGAGGAGGGCAGCATCCCCGTAGCCTGGTGGATGCGGACGGCGCTCGGGCGCTTTCTCGCAACGCACACGGAGTTTTTCGCGAGGCTCTGGATGCGGAACATGGAAAGCGCCCTCGACAAGGAAGCGATGGACGAGCTCGCCTACGCGAGAGCCGAGGTGGTCCTCCGAGCCGACATGTTCGTGTACGCGGCCGGAGACGAATCCGTCGGCGCGGGAGAGCGGCTTACGAGCGCCGTGTGCAGGCTTCGGAACGCGCAGGCGCGCGTCGCTCGGGCGGCAGAAGAACGGAACGCACGATGACGAGTCGGGACTTCTGCTACTGGCTTCAGGGTCACTTCGAACTCCACCCGACTCCAGCGAAAACAGGCGAGCTCGATCGCGCGCAAGTAGAGATCATCAAACGGCACCTTTCGATGGTGTTCGAGCACGAGATCGATCCGTCGCTCGGGAGCCCCGAGCACGTAAAAACGCTCCAGGCCCTTCACGACGGCCTCGCCAAGGCGCACGAACGCATTGAAGAGGTGGCGAAGCTCCCTCGCGGAAGCCGCCGAGACATCCCGCTCACGTGCTGAGAGAGCGAATGGGCGAGGAACGGAGAGTATTCGTGATCGTGGCGGCCGAAGCGCGCCCGCTCGATGTGCTTCGCGTTTGGGGAGTGCGCCTGGATCCGACCACCATAAAGAGCGGCTGCGTCTACCAGAGCGTGCGACGAGGGCACGAGCCTGCCGAGGGGCGCGGAGTCCCGCGGCCCGAAGTATGGCACTTCGAGGGACCGCACAAGACGATCGGGCCACATACCGTCCTCGAGTTCGAGGCGCTTTATCGGATAGGAAACCAGGTCACCGCGCAGCTCGGCGATGGGCCGAAGATCGAGCTCATCTAGTCATGCCGACGACCTTGACCGAGCAGCAGCTCGAGGTCGCGAATCGGTTCACGGACCGCATGACTGAAGCGCTCACGGAGAGCGGGCTCCCATCGAGTGATTGGGTAGGGTTCATACTCGGATGGGTCTACGGACAGCTTCGTCAGCGGATGTCGAGAGAAGAGGCGCGCGACTTGATCGTGCGCTCGGTCGCAAAATGCGAAGAGGCGCTCGACAATGTGGCGGAGTCATAGACGTGATGTTGGCGAAGCCAGCGAGGGAGTGATGCTAGATGACGCGGATCACGTGCTTCTTACTGACGGACACGGGGCGCATGACGGCATTCGACGAGGCGATCTCGTCGCCGATCTTTCGGGCGGAGGATGGGCGCGAGTTTCACATCGGATTCGCACAGCATCCGGAGGTGCCGCGTGCGCCGCCGGGGGCGATGTGGCTGTCGAAGTCCGGCTCGGGGCTCGTCGTCCGGACGCCTGGTGGCGACTGGTACGTCGATCAGCCGTCGAGCTCGGGAGGCAATTGGACGCGGTCCGGCGAGCCCCCGAACGTCACCGCCAATCCATCCATCCTGCAGCAGAACCCGTCCGAGTACAGCGGGACGCGCGCGTATCACGGCATGCTGCGGAGCGGCGTGCTCGAGGAATGTTGAAATGATCCATGGTCCGCGCGCGCCTAGTTCGTGACCCAGGCGGGCTTCTTCCTGTCACTGAACGGCCAGCTCGCTCGGTATGGCACGTAGTGCGAGACCTCCATGCTGCAGCCGCTGCAGGCGAGGATGCGCCAGCCGGCGTAAATGTTTTTGCCGCGGACGATGTGCTTAATCGGATCTTTCAAACAGACGAGCGTGTGCTCGCGTCCGACAATGCGCCCGCACCAGCGGCGCCGATCGGTCTTCCTCGGAAAGAGTCGGCGGATCTTCTTCGGGGGGTAGCTCGGAGACGCTTTGCTCGACAACCGAGAAAGGTAACCACGGAAACCAAGGCCGCGCGATGGGGAAAAGCGGCGTGACGGAGCGCTCTCTTGCCAAGCCCCGGCGAGCGCCGTTACTCTTAGCGGCATGTACCACCTGCAAGGACTTGGTAAGGGCGGCGGCGGAGGCGGTCACGGAGGTGGTCACGGAGGTGGCGGTCATCATGGCGGTGGAGG